TTAGCCATTTGCATTCTCCTTTAGTCGTTTTTCGTATCGTGCTAGTTGTGCTCTGCCAGAAAGTGAATTCTGGAAAGTACGTCCATCGCTTGCTTGTAACGTCTCCATCTTAACTGCTGTATTGATTGGGGCGTTAATTTTATTTAAGCCAAGATTTTCTCTGGCTTGGTTCATCTTCTTGCCAAAGGAAGCAAGAAACATCTTGTACAACATCGGAGCCTCATCGCCAATGTTCTGGAAGTTTCTTTCATCTGCCATGAACAGACGAAGTAACTCTAACTCAATTAGAGCGTTGGTGTCATATTGCTTTCTAAATTTAGCAAGGGCTCCTGAGAGTTGCTTGACGCTAACTGTTCCAGGGAGTAAGGGGTACTTCCGACCGACACGATAAGAAAACTCTGCAGCGACATCCATTGGGGTCCACTCATGCTCTGGTCGTCGTCCCCTAGTCTTAGGATCGGATTTTCTGATCTTAGGCTGTGGCGCATCTTTAGGCTCGACCAACCCAAAGCCTGCCAGATTGCTTCCATCATCTTCGTATTGTCTCATAGGTACTCTTATCTCTTTCATTAGAATCCCCTTGGATTCAGAATCTTTTAATTTATTACTATCTTTACTATTAGGTACTAATGACTTATTAGTCATACTGCTATGTGACTTATAGTCATGTGAGGTGCGGTAATTCTCAGTGCGGTAATTTTCTGCACTAGATTCTGTAGTGCGGTAATTTTCTACCACCTCGTACCAGTCCATTCCTTTAAATCCATTAGCCCTCTTGCTTGGGGTACGAACTATAAACCCATCCCGCTCAAGAGCCTTCAAGGCCGTCCTGACGGTTCGGTCTGAGGTTTTGTTGGTCAGTCTACATAACTCCTCTACTGAGGTCTTAAAACGGCCCTTGGAGCCCGCTAAGTGGCATAACACAGCCAGCAGTCGGAACTGATAATCGGTTAGGTTGGCCGAATAAGCCTTAAAAGGAATTCTCAAGGGTTGTTGTCCTTAAATGGGTCTATATCTTTTTCATTTTCTTCTATGCGTTTTGCTACCTCTATGGCTAAAACATCTAACACTGTAGTCATTATGTAGTCAGCCATGTGTTCCACAAAGACAGCCATACTATCCATCATTGCCGTGTATAACTCATCGCTACTCTCTTCTGAGTAGTCGACCTCGATCTTATCTAATCCATTTGTTATATCCCATACCTCAATACCAAAGTCCTCAACTGATGCAAGAACGATATGGGCTTGGGGCGAATTATCCCAGACAATACCTAAGACATCGTCTGGGGTTATCTGACGAATAATTTCTTTTACTGGATTATCAGTAATAACTATGTCATCTGCTTCGATAAGGATATGATCAATGTCTACGGCATTGATAATGAAGCAAGTTACTTTTACATTATGTTCTTTACACAGATCCATAACGCTTTCAGCAAAATGATTTTCATTTCCAGTTACTGGAATAAATATACGTAGTTCTTGATCCTTTCCATACTTTTCTAGTAAGGCCGCTATTCCTTCATCAACGCATACGTCTTCAAAAGTTATTACTGCAATATTCATTTTGCTCCTATAGTTGAGATAATCTGTTTGGCGCCTTAACAATAACAGGCTTATTTAAGTACATGCCAATTGCTAATGAAACAAAGGTGGCAGCAGGAACTAATACAAAGAAGTCATAATACAGATCTATCTGCACCCAAAGACCTAAGAAACTAAGGGGCAATGCAAAGTATTTATTTAGAGTTGGCTTAGTAATAAAGCCAGAGATAAACAGGTCTAGGAATTCAATTACATATGTAACTGCCATTCCTGTGAGTATTACGGAGATAACTATGTCTGTAGTCATAACCCCAGATCTTACACGGTAAGGTTAGTAGCCTCCAAACCGTCGTATGATCTGACTCTCCAGAAGGCATTTTGGGGTACCCAGTCATTTAAGGTCTTGTATAGACGTGGAATTTTTTTAGTCTTGTTTGTGTACAACCTTGTTGGCGAGTCATTTTCAGTTCCCTGCCAAACCGCTCCATAGTCGGCAGGTAGATTACCATCAAAGAAATCTGTGGCTTTTTGAGTTAACTCTAACTGAACATCATCTAGCCAGACCTCACTACCAGAGTCTGCATCAGTCTCAATGTTTACTCTAAAGTATAACTCTCCAGTTGGAGATACTGGTATATCTATGTCATTTACATAAATAGTTGTAGTGTATCTTGCCCACTCTGTGGATAACGTAACTTCTTCTGTTCCTTCAACTTCTCCAGATCCGAGGTTGTCTAAAGCAGTAAGAGTAATTGTAGTATCTAAATCTTCAACACTTGATTTGGCATAAAAAGACAAAGTTGCATAGGTATCTCTATTTAATATTTCAACATCAGTTTCAGTTTCAAAAGTAGCGCCAGACGTGTTATCAACTTTAATAGAGTATTCTCCAGAACTTTCAGATTGCGGAACGTCTTCTTCCAATAAAGTTACATCATCTGCTGTTATTGTCCAACTTGAATCATCAACTTCAAAAGATGGATTATTTATATAATTTGTTTTTGTTGGTTCTAAGAATACGTCTATAGCCCTGGCCTCATCATATACAACTGAACTTCCCGTCTGCATACACACTTGATCTATGTAGTAAGTACCAGCGGCACTATAAGCAATAGTAATTATTGCGTACTTAGATGTTGCATCAGAAGTTGCTGTTTTACTAGCAGACTTCCAAGTGTTGTTCGCAGCCACCGCTGTCGCTGTGTTAGCAGCAGATGTTGCTACTCCATTTTTATCATAAAATCTTACCGATAAAGTTATGTTACCTGCACTTGCAGGAGACTTTAATTTGCACGAAACCACATATCCAGTGCTAGGTAATACTGGAACACCTTTTGTAATTATGTTTGTAGCACCCAGCACCATGCTGCCAGATCCAGATGCAACTATCTTTCCAGTCTTTGTCGTATCTATTTGATTTGTATTTGAGTCAGGAACTTGCTCAGTGCTAGAGGTTAGCACTGCGTTACTAGCAACCCAGTTACCAACACCTCCGTAAAATGTAGAATCCTGAACTGTTAATAATAAATTTTCAGACACAGTAATTGTTGGCGCATATCCAGTTAAAGACTCTGCATATCTTTCAATACCGTTTTCAGTTCCTTTATGAGTGTACATATATAGGGCTTCACGAATTAACCTTTTTTGATTTTTAATTGGCAAAGCAGATTCTGAAAGTAATCCGTAGTTTGTAACTTCTGCAGGTATTAATTCAAAAGGAGTTTCTAATCCTGTATGTCTTGGTTTTAATAAATCAATTAATGTGTATAATTCTTCTTGAGCAAAAGTTAATCCTGACATAAATTTATAAAGATCAGAATCTGCATCAACTGCGCCCAGAGGTTCTTGAGATTTGCTTGTAAAAACTCTTGGAAGAGTTGCCATAAATTTATCTTGAATACCGTGGTCTGATGGAACAATCGCTGTTATAGAACCAGCAACTTTCCAAACTAATGTTTCAGTAAACAAAAACATTCTATAATAAACCTGTCTACCAGGCACCAAGGGTATGTCTGTCGGGTTTTCTTCTCCGTCTATTATTGATGTTCTACTAACAGTTCCTTCTGTCGCAAGTTCGTCGTAAATAATTACGCCATCTTCAGCAGTTTCAGGAAAACCTGCTTGATTTCTTACTAGTCTAATTCTAGTAAAAGTTCCCCTAGGTGTTTGCCACCTAACTAATACTTTTGCAAAAGAGGAAACGGTTTCAAGGTCAGTTGCCAATATCGACATTGGCTGAACAGAGAATCTAAGATTAACAAAAGATCCATAATTAGAAGAACCATAATAATTTACGCCATATTTTGCCACTAGGGAGTCCCCTTAACAACCAGCGAGTAAGAACTGACTAAAGTTATCTGATTGAGTGTTTGCTGGAGCCCAAGACGCACTTGTGCCATTAGTTGTTAAATAGTAACCGCTATTTCCAGTTTGAGATGGTAAGGCATTTATGGTTGTCCAAGAAGTTTCATAATCACTACCAGATGATTTAGTTAATACTTGACCTGTAGATCCACCACTGGGCACTGCTCCCCAGACATCTGTTAACCCGTACTCAATATTAGTAATTCTATCTTTTAAAGTATTCCAAGCCGTAGTTACGGTGTCATAGTTACCTACACCACCAGAGCCTGTCTTTATATTAGTTCCGAGGTTAGCCTGTATAGAATTTACTTCTTCTTGAAGGCTATTAACGTGTTCGGCCAGAACGGTGTCAGTAAAGTCAACCTTTGTAGTAAAGGACTTTACCGATGCTGGATATGATGCTGTCACTTAATTTCCTCTCAGACCTAACGGTCTATTTTCTCTTGTTTGCCCCTTATTTACTGTCTTAACTACCTACCCATTAGTTGTATGGCTGTGAATAGTGGATGACCTTGTTCCTAACGTGGTCTTTAACCCACTTACAGTAGTTTCTAGTGTCTTAACTTTATTAGCCAAAGCCATAATAGTGGCTGTTAAATCAACCTCTGTGGTTCCATCAGATTTTTTAACAGTTATAACATGAGCCGATAGTCCAGTTAAAGAGGTTGTATTAGCCAGGGGTTTAATAAATATCTTTTTATTCTTACCCTGGTTTTTACCAAATGATCCAATCCAAATAGGGTAGTTTAAACTACCGCCAATAAATTGAATCCAAACACCCTGACCTATAACAGGAACGTCAATACTTAGATTAGAAGGCTCTACAGAATCAATCCAATCTGTTATCTCTGTTCCTGTAAGTTGTGGAATAGAAACTTTTAGACGTCTTTGATTTTTTGGATCCCTATTGTTTTTAACAACTCCCCTGTATATTCCAAAGTACAGATTATCTTTATTCATTAAATCTCACTAAGGTTTACATTCTCTTCTAAGAAACGAAATATTTCATCAGGTTCTCCTATTAGCGTTGTTAAAGAAGATCCTGCTCCAAATTCAAAAAGAGCCGTAACCGTTACAGTTTCGATACCTGGTGCTTGTTGAACTACAAACTCAATGTCTCTAGGATAAATCGTGTCTTCAAATGCCATGTTTATATAACCAAATCCTGTAAGCAAAGCATTCTTTATGTTTTCTTCTGCTTCTTCAGTTGTATAGGTTTCTAGTTTTGTGTATTCCATAGTAACAACTGCGTCAACATATGTAGGAGGTTGAATTGTTACAGTAGTTCCAATTAATGTTTTGTCAGCAAGATACTCGGACACATCTTCTTCAAGTCTATCAAACTCTGCTGTAGGATCTTCATTGTCATCTAATCCAGGAGCAATGTCAGTGTCTTGCGCTGTTCTAGTTGGAGCAAGGTATAGAGTCACCGATGTCCAAACATCTGCAGTTGCATTCGCTTTTCCTACTCCACTTACTGAAACCGCAAGATCAGCAAAATCTTTTAATGTTACGGCTCTATTTCCTGAACGCAGAGATGATGGAGCAGCAATACGAATCTGTTCATTACTTTCAGGATCTGAACCACCCAATCCTACAGTTTCATTTGTTAAAGTAATTGCACCTTGAATTGCGGTTGTTTCACCCTCTGATAACCCAGGAAGATAATCAATACTATCTAAAGTACTGGCTGATATGTTTCCAACAGATCCTCCACCAACAGTGTACCTAACTCTAATTTCTGAGTAGTTTGTAGGAATTGCTCCCGATACACCGTCACCAAAATTTATGTTAACAATATTGTCTGAGTCAGAAAATACTGAGTAAACAAGGTTTGTTGGACCGTAATCTAGTAAGTGTTGCACCTGTGTCCATTTAGAAAATATGTCTCCATCTTGTACAAATACTTCAATTGTTCCATCAACTACTGGGGTCTCTCCAAGTTCAAAAGACATATTTGGAGTTCCATCTGATGTACCAACTAGTTCTCCATATGTATTTACATCTTCAGCAACAAGAATTACTGATCGTCCCTGTGTTGCTCCCACCGTATAGGTACCAGGAGTTTCTTCATCAATAGCGGGTACAACAGCCTCTGCATCAGTAGTAAAGTAAACGGTTTCGACAGTGTCTTCAATAACAACTGTTCCAGTTAGTACAGTTCCTGCAGGTATCGTTACCGCTTCTTCTGATGTGTTTGAGAATATAACATCAACAGTCGCTGCTCTATAACCAGCGGGAGTATAGCCATAAGTTAAAGCAATATTTAAAATACTATCTCTTTGAGTAGCAGTCGCTAAGAAAGCCTCATTAGCGGTTCTATCAATATAGTAAGAGACTAGGTCTCCCATATATGCAAAGGCTTCAATTAACGCAACACCAAAGTCTGCGGGATCTGCTGCTGTCCATTCAGGAATTCGATCTTGAATTCTGGCAATCAGTGACTCTCTAAGTGAGTAATAATCCCTACCAGTATAATCAACTGATACTGGGATATTAGATACTGGGGCTATGGTCATAACAACTCCTCATAGATTGGTTTAGTACCTTGAACAAGAACCAATCCGACGACGGTACTTACTATTTCGTCGTTTGGCAATCCATAAATTACTTCTATGGTTAAAACATTTGTGTATGGATCACTAGTTACGTTAACCTTTTCCAGAGTTAATAACGCTAACTGTTCTGTAAATGCTTTATTTACTTCTGACTCTATCTCAACAGCAGCCGTATTTTCTGTGTTAAAGAGAGAGTAAGGAATTAAAGTACCAAAATTAGGACGCATAACTCTTTCTCGTAATGTGGTACCCAATACTGATTTAACTTTATCTGACCAAATTTTTGATTGAGATTGGGTTGAAGCCACTCGACCATATGGGTCAATTAAAAAAGGAAGAGAGATCGCTTTTTCAGCCATTATTTACC